TCTAAATCAGTAGAGGTCTTAGATTTAGCTCAAAAGGTAACAAGGATTACTATGAAGGAAGGTTTCGAATCGGTGGTAACTTATGCTCTCCAATATATTCTTGGAGAGGGTTATAGTTTTGAGTTAGATTTTGACAGATGGGGTAAATATCACGAAGTTAATTTTAATATTAAAACTGATAATTTCGTTGAGCCCTTTGACCCCTTAGATACTTCTGGCGGAGGAACAATAGATATAGTTTCTTTAGCCCTAAGAGTAGCTATTATGGAATTACAAAAGCCTGCGGTAGAGGGTCCTATAATTCTTGACGAAAGTTTTAAACATCTATCAAGACAACATTTGTTTAAGGCGGGAGAATTTTTAAATGCTTTAGCTGAAAGAGTAGGTAGACAAATAATAATGGTATCTCACAAGTCAGAACTTGTGAAGATGGCGCACAAAGCGATTGAGGTAAAATGAGCAAGAGGATGGAGGTCTATATAAAAATGAGTAGGGTTTGGAATAGGATTAAAACTTGTTTGGTAAAGGGATGCAAGAAAGAGGTTGACGGGCAAGGGCATCATTTAAGACATAGAGGGTCTGGAGGTTCTGATGGGCCTTGGAATAGATTAAAAATTTGTCGCTGTCATCACACAGAATTTCATAAAATAGGATGGGATGCATTTATAGAAAAATATCCAGAATTAAAGTCCTTGATAGAGCAAGGAGATAGGATAGAACAAGTATGGCAACTAGCAAAGATAGGAAGTATGGAGGCTCCGACAAAAGAAGAGAAGGCAATTCTACTTTACATAGAGAAGATGAAAAAACGCTTCGGAAGAGCTTCACTCTAACAGTACATTGTCATAAGTTATGTGCTAAGCCGAGGATGACTAAAAAAGATAAGTGGGCGAAAAGACCTATAGTTGAAAGGTGGTACGTTTATAAAGATTTGCTGTCTATGACTTATCGTTCTCAAGTGAATATTAAATTTACAAAACCTGTTGCTCTAGGATATGTTTTTTTCTTAAAAGATAATAGAAAAATTGATTTAGATAATTTAGTGAAGGGAGTAAATGACGCATTAAATAAACTTGCTTGGCCTGATGATACTGTAAAATATATTAAAGAATTCGATTACGCTAAAACTATCATAAATACGGCTTATACCGAAGAGACTTTGAGTTTAAGGATAAGAATAATAGAAGATTAATTTTAGAGGATTAAATGACAACGTACACCATAAAGAAAGAGCCTGACGTAGATGGTTTATATTTAGGGGCAGATATAAAAGGTAATTCTCATCCTTTGACCGTTAAAGGAGAAAGATATTGTAGAAAATGTAAGAAAAAATTATCAATATATAATAGGCATCGTAATTGTTGGGTTTGCAGAAGCAAGTTCATAGGAGAGGATAACGAAAGATGAAAATGATAGCTAGAATAAAAAAATGGTGGGATGAGAAGTGGGTTAACTATCATAAGGAGATGAAGGAGTTTGAAAGACGAAGAGGAATGATTGATTCTAATGGGAGTACCAAGAGAAAGCCAGAGGACGAAGAGATGATTATAGCAATAGATTTTGATGGAACAATAGTTGAACACCAATATCCAGAGATTGGAAAGCCCGTGCCGGGCGCAATAGAAACTATGAAAGAGATTTTGAAGAGTGGAAGCAAAATAATTTTATGGACTATGCGAAGTGGCCCAGAATTAGCCGCTGCTGTAAAATATCTTGAAGAGAAAGATATAAAACTATTTGGTATTAATAAGAATGTAGACCAATTATCTTGGACTCTTTCTCCAAAAGCATACGCAAATTTATATATTGATGATTCTGCTGCTGGATGCCCTTTAAGGAGTAGCTTCACAACCGATAGATTAATGGTGGATTGGTCTAAAATAGATTTAAAAGTTTTAGGAATAGATGATGGAAAATAAATATATTGAAATAATTTTTAGAGAACAGCCCGCTAAGACAAAGATATTTGAGATAGTATCTAAAGGAAATTCGGGAGGTTTAGGTCTTATTAAGTGGTACGGAGCTTGGAGACAGTATTGTTTCTTCCCTTATGAAGGTACGATATTTAATACAGAATGTATAGAGTTTATTAAACAATTCATCATAGAAGAGAACGAGTCTTACAAGGCTAAGAAAACTAAATAAGAAAGGAAGTGAAATGGAAGTCGTTAAACAAAGCCACGAAGTAATAAGTATTTCGAATGATGTTTTAGGAATAATAGAAAAAGCTGGTAGGACTTGCTATAAATCTGAAGATAAAATAACAAATGATTCGTCTGAGAAGTTTGTAGAAAGGTTAGTTAAAAGAGTTCATCACGCTATGATTGAGTTCGGACATATTACGGTTAGGTTTATTACTAATAGAGGAGTAACTCACGAACTGGTGCGTCATAGACTTTGTAGTTTTGCCCAAGAGTCCACTAGGTATGTCAAATATGATGGCGGGATGCAGTTTATAAAACCTGTATGGTTATCAGAAGAACTTCTCGGAGAATATAAACTTCGAGAAATTGACCCTATTCTAATACCTAGTGACCCTGAACATATTTGGCTAAAAGCATTATTTGAAGCAGAAAAATCTTATATATCTTTACTTGATAAAGGATGGCAGCCTCAACAAGCAAGAGAAGTATTGCCTAATGCACTTAAAACAGAAATAGTAGTTAGTGCTAATCTTAGAGAATGGCGTCATATTTTTAATATGAGATGTGCTAAGTCTGCTCATCCTCAGATTGTGGCTCTGATGCGCCCCTTGCTTTCAGAATTAAAGGAAAAAGTTCCTATAGTTTTTGATGATTTAATTTTTTGATGGCTATAATATAATAGAAAGAAGGAGAAAGAGATGGAAGGAGTTAAGTTGTGAGTAATTTTAAAGCAAAGCGAGTTGATAATGGGGAGTGGGTAGAAGGGTCATTAATAGATGGCAAGGATGAATGTTTTATATGCACAATATTGTCAGAAGATATTGAGTTTAAAGATGGAAATTCTAATAATGAAGCTCTAATAAAGAGATTATATAAAGTTTCTCCTTCCACAGTTACCCAAGTGTTTGAAGGTAGTGAGGATTTGGAGGAGATAATATTAAGTGCTGAAGTTTTAGGGTTGGGAGTTATGAGGCAGCCAAAATTGCCCAAGCCATACTATCCAGAGGTTATAGGTTAGAAGAGAAAGTGACCGAATAATGGGAGTGATAAGAAATAATATAACTTTAAAATCTCATAAAGAGCTTGTTGAGATGGGCTATAGATGGTTATTAAGAAGAAAAACCAGAAATGCTTTACCTATGTATGCAACTTGTTCTATCGCATTTAAAGAGATAGTTTCTTGTAATAATGAAATATCAGATGCCATAGGTTTTAATATGTTTTCATCAGTTCTTATAGAGTGTAAGGCATCAAGAGGCGACTTTCTTTCAGACAAGAATAAATATATAAGAAAGAATAAGGCTCTTGGAATGGGTCAATATAGGTTTTATTTAGTCAATGAAGGAGTTGCCACTAAGGAAGACATTAAAAATGGCTGGGGTTTACTTGTTGCTAAAAATAGATGTATTCATATTATCAAAGACTCAGAAAAGTTTGATTATAATAATTTAGCAGAAAAAAGATTCCTTATATCATTATTACGGAGAATTTCTAGTTTTAAGCTATTAGATATTTTAAATGATACGAAGATGAAACCATTAGAATATGAGTACGGCATTGATGAAGTAGAATCGAATAAAGAGCCACTACCAGAACCACCTAAAAAAGAAGGAATATAATTATGGGAATAACAGACAGAGATTTTGAAAAGGCTTTAGGCAGTACGGAAGCAATGGAAATACGAGGGAAAATGGGAGCAAAAGAGGGAAACTATTTTATTCAAGAAGTCCACAATAAAATACATATGCCATCAAATGCTAGAAAATGTGGATATGATAGAGATTAAATGAACCACCTAAGAAAGAACTTAGCGTGGCAGAGGTAGCGTTCGAGATAAAGGCCGGAAGAGCGCAAAGACAGAAGGTGACTACGCTTCAAAGATGAAAGTCGAATTAGTGACCAGTAATCCAAAAGTAGTAGAAGGTTCGAATCCTTCCCTAGCTTTAGTATTGGCTAGGTGGCGGAAAGTAGGTAGACGCAGGTCTGGGGCATTATGTGCTGATTTATCTAACTAGGCCGTAGGTTAGAAACTATTTGCAGGTTCAAGTCCTGTACCAGCCATTAATTAAACGAAGGAGGAGAAGGTGAAAAGAGAAGAGAGAAACAAAGCAGTAAGTTTGACGATAGTAATAGTTTGTATTTGGGCGTTAGGATTTTGTTTAGAACATCTTTTATAAGCTATAAATATCATCCTATAGTTTTTGAAAATAGCGAGGAGCAAAAAGTTGAAAAAGTTGAAAAAGTCGAAAAGGTAAAAAAGAAAGATTATGTTTTCAGTACCGTTATTTTTAAAGTCGAAGAAGAGATAGAGGAACAAGTACAGCTTAAACCTGCGGTACAGAAAGAGAAAAGATTAAAAGGAATAAGCATATTAGTCAGCGATACGGAACATCTTACTACTAAGGAGCTTTTCCATAACTCTTTCATAACGGAAGACTTTAACCCACAGATTGGAGACCCGCCAATATTTAAGTTAAGCGAAAATTCAATACTTGTAGGAGATGCCCCCCCCTATTTGCCAGAGGATTCAAAGGTTCATTATAGAATAGAAAATGGGAACAGAGCTTTATATTAACGAATTAAATAAGTTGACGAAAGAGAAAAGATGAATAAAATAGTAATGGTTGCAGTTATAATATTGTTCTGTTTTGGTTCAGAGGCATCAGCTAAACAGGTTTATAATCCTATCGAGAGAAAATGGGAAACAATTCCAGATAGTTCTAAATGGAAACTTAGATATAATTCTCATACCAATAAATATAGCTATCAGCCAGTAAAAGCTAGGATAAGAATAAATTCTCATAATAAATCTTGGGATTGGGATTCAGGTCACGGGAATGAAGATTAAAAAAATAGTTAGAAGATTAGCACGTAAGGTTTATTCTGACAAGCATAGTCTTGTAAAACGTAAAAATGATTTACTGCAAGAGAGCGAACAATGGAAGAGAACCTTAATGTATCAATCATTGGAGTTCAATATAGAGTGGTGTAATTTGAAAATAGAAATAATAAGAAGTTTGTTCGTAACCTAAAGGGAGGACGAAGATGTCAAAGAAAAATAAGTTAAAGGAGAAAGCTGCGGATGAATCTCCGTATTTTTTGAGTACGAAGATTAGTCTAGAAGATTTATCTGGCTTAGCTCCAGAGATTAAAGCTGGAGAGGTATTTCTTAATACCTGTGTCGGAGCGGTCGTCACCTATTCGAGGACTAAAGGTGGACTAGGTATGCAGGAGCATAGAAAATTCTTTAAGTTTAGAGAGGCAGTTCAAAAGGCTGTTAGCTCAACATCAAAGGTAGCTGAGATTGATTCTGATATATTTAGAGTCTTTTTGAAGTGTTGGACGGAACAGAAGCCAGATGCTTCTATTAATGAACTTGTTATGAGAGTAGACAGCAATATTTTAGAAGCAATCTCTAAACACGATAAAGCATCAAACGAAGAATAAAAGGACATTTCAATAGTCTTGACAGATAAAATATAATATGATATATTTGATATTGTAGACATATCATCTAGGGAGGTATATTTGAGAATAGATACAAGTTCATTTAAGTCAGTTATAAAAGGTCATAAGCTGCAAGGAGATAGGATAGACGAGGGAATAAAGGGAATGTTTGACGCAGACATTCCCTGTGAACCTTCTGATTTTAAAACTTGTTTGATTCATACCGTTCCTTACTACACGGGAGCGGGTATGATGGGTGTTCATATCATCCATAATGTATTAGACAACATAAAAGATGTTTGTGTAGATTATTGTTACCTTCCCGAACCTTCCATTCGTAAAATATTAAAATCAAGTAAAATTCCATTGTTTGGCTTTGGCACTAAAATCCCTTTAAGGGAGTTTGATACTTTAGGCTTCAGTATGTTTTTTGCCCCAAATATTTGTAATATGGTACATATCATCAAACTTGCTGGAATTCCTTTCTTGTCGGCGGAGAGAGGAGAAGGATGGCCTATTCTTATGTCTGGCGGAGTTATTAATACTGCTCCAGAGGCTATTGCCCCTATTTTTGATGTTATGTTTATAGGAGAAGGAGAAGAGCAGACTCCTATAATAATTAATACCATTAAACAGATGAAGAAAGAAGGTAAGAAGAAAGAAGAAATTTTAAAAGCTATAGCCGTTATTCCCGGCTGTTATGTTCCTAGATTTTACGAGAACACTTTTGACCCTGCAACTAAACGATATACTGGCTATAAAAAACTTTGGGACGGAGCTCCAGATAAAATTCAATGGCAAAAGGTAGATATCTCTAACCCTAAATATAATTATACGATTGTTAATTACAAAAAAGACGTTGCTCGAAACAGACTATATCTAACTAAAGACGTTGAAGTGACGAGGGGATGTGTGCACGGATGCAGGTTTTGTGCTCCATTCTCTTGGTATAAGCCTTATCGAGAGAGAAATTTTGAAGGGGTAAAAGCAGCTATTAAGGCCAGAGAAGAGATGGGAACGGTAAGGATGATGGGGCTTACCCCGACTGATTATTCAAGATATAACGAGGCAAGAGATTATGCTATCGGTTTAGGGATACAATATGATGGTTATTCTGAACGAATCGACCAGTTCGAAAGGACTTGGGATGACCATAGAAAGAAAAGGTCAGTCTGTTTTGCTCTTGAGTGTGCTGGAGATACGATGAGAAGGAGAATAAATAAGCATCTATCAACAGATACTTTTTGGACTGCGTTTAAAAAGGCTATAAAAGAGGGTATAATTAGGACAAAAGTTATGTGTATGGTTGGTTTACCCTTTGAAACTAAAGAAGACGTTGTGGGTCTGCATACTTTAATGGACGAAATGTGGAAAGTGTCAAGAGAGATAAGGCCTATGTCTGCTATTGAGCTATCTGTTAATCCATTTTTGCCTAAACCTCACACTCCTTTTCAATGGTGTCCGCATAAAGAGAGCCCTTGGATGGCAGATTACGTACGTATTTATAACGAAAAATTTAATGATGGTTCTTATGTAGTATTTGACGAAAAATTAGATAGAAATGTAGTTAAGGGTTGGAGAAATGTCAAAGGTTCTCCCGCAGGAAGAAGATTAGAGTCCTTGCTTGATAGGTCAGATAGAAGGTTCTGTTTACCTATGATACAATCTATTCTAAAGTTCAATATATATTCAGAGCAAGATTGGGGTGAGTCTAATTCTAAGCTGTGGGTAGGGATTAAAAGCTATATGAAGTTAAAACATAATTACGATGTTGATGATGCTTTGAGAGAATTTAAGTATGATGAAGCGCTTCCTTGGGATATAATAGATGTGGGAGTAAGTAAGGAATTTCTGTGGAAAGAGTGGGAGAAGGCAGCTAAGGCAGAGGAAACAGCAGGATGTAATTTTAGTTGTGCAAACTGTGGAGTTCCTAAAACTAATCCAGATATAGTAGAAAAGTCTGTATGTACGCAAAAGAAGAAATGGTTCAACGAGGATAATCCATCAGGAGTTATTCAGTTAGCACCTAATCAATGTGGAGACGAAACTGGAGGGTAAAATGAACGAGAAAATTATCAAAGAATATAAAGCACTTATTCACGAACAAAGAAGAGCGCACAAAGAAGGTAAGCCTAAATATGGAGATGCTTGTTCTAATGAGATTAAAAGACTAGAAGAGCAAAATCCAGCCCTTGTAGGTTTAGATTGTGAATGTAAAAAATGCAGTAAAGGCCTTTCTCTGCAAAAGACTAGAAAAGCTGTTTGGGAGCCAAAATTTGATTTAAAGGATAAGCAAAAGAGATTAGATAAATAAAAATAGGAATATAACCTAGGAAGGAATAGAAGATGAGTCTACCAGACCCAGAAATAAAGAAAGTCAAGATAATAGATTTAAGTCCAAATGATTACAATCCCCAAGAAATGCCTAAAGAGAAGTACAAGGGATTAATAGGGCATATGAGGTCAGTAGGATTCACAGACCCGCTAAAAATAAGACCGAGGAGTAAAGACGACCCTGCAGATATAACAACTCCTTATGTGTTGGTAGATGGTGAGCATAGATTAAGAGCCTTTATGGAAGTATTTTCAGAAGAGGACGAGATATCTTGTGCAATAATGAAAGGGCCTTCTGGTGTTCCATTATCCAGAACAGAAGCAGTTATCAGCACAATAGCGTATAATTTCCAACACGGAGAAGAAAATCCAATCAAGATGGCATCCGCTTTAAAGATAGTATTAGAAGAAGGGATGTTGATGGAGGATATAGAAGACCTAACTGGTATGAAGAGGAACAGGATAGAAAATTTTATGGAGTTTGATAATCTTCCAGAAGGTGGAGGAATGACGGATGGGCCGGGCATAGGCGGAGATACATCAGGTGGAGGCTCAGGGATGGAAAGACAGGATGCCGTTATCATTAGTTTTGCTGTATATCCAGATGACAGGGCTAGGATAGAATCAGTATTGAAGATAGCAGAAAAGCTACTTGAAGCAGAGGTAGATGTAGATGAGGCAAGGGGAAAACAACTCTTAATAGCCTTGGAAGCATCAGTAGTTACCCTAGAAGATAGGATAGCAAGGAGAGAAGCAGAGGTAAAGGCAGGTTTAAATCCAGAAGGCGGTGGAGCTGAAGTAGAGAAATAATTTAATAGGCTTAAAGAAAGGGTGAGATGAAAGAAGAGATAAGGAAAACAAGGGAGTACCTAGATTATCTACAAGAGCATTATGATAACGTCCAAAAGGCTTGGGATATAATTCAAAGAGAATGTCAAGATAAAACATTTGATTTTCTTTGTGATGATTTTAAATATTTTACTTTATGTCAAGATATAATTTTTCACGATAAATCCAAACTAGGCAAAGAAGAGTTTGTTCCATATAGACGTAAGTTTTTCCCCTACACCTTTTGAGTTAAAAAATTTTAAAGAATCTATAGATAAAGATTTTGAAGGAGCGTGGGAACATCATAAGAGGAATAATAATCATCATTGGGAACATTGGGCTCAGGAGGGTTTTACGAAAGCGTACCCAAATGATACAGGTTATGTTGTTCATAATGTTTGTGATTGGATGGCTATGGGGATGAAGTTTAACGATACGGCCAAGGAGTATTACGAAAAGAACAAGGCTAAGATAAAGATACCTAAATGGTCGGAAGAGCTAATATATGAAATTTTTAATTGTCTATATAAATAGTTTATAAGTCTAATGGTATCAATAGGTTAGATATAGTTGTTAGCGTGGAAAGCGTGGAATAATGGCAGAAGCACCAAATAAGCATTTTAAGGTTACAGAGGTATTGCTTGTAAGGGGAGATATCTCAAGGATATCTTTCTATGTGGAAGAGTCACTATATGCTCCGTCCTTTGGCATAGAGGATTTAGTTGACATAAACTTTAACGGACAATCCGTGAGCGTTCTGGTGATTGCGAAAGACCTTGTAAGCAGGAATAGGTTTTTCGTTAAAGGATTGGTAATGAATGGGATGAAGGAAAAGTGGAAAAGAGCAAGGGAGAAATTAGGAGATGGGCTCTAATGGAGAGGACACTATTGATAATATCTGGTGTGCTTTTTTTGTTATCTTTGATTACCTTTTTGTTAAATGTTATTTGGGCTTTAAAGGAACGGTTGGAGAAAGAGCTTAAACTTAGAAGAGCAAGCGAAGGATATATCCATTGGGATTAGGAGGCATTAAATGAGAGACGAAGAAGGAGAGTCAAGATGATTAAAGACATAGGTGAAGAGATGAGAAAACAGGAGGCAAGTGATGAAAGTTAGCCCAGTCAAAGGCTTTGTTGCTGGTGTTGTTTGCTTAGCTGTTTCTTGCTCTCTTATATATGGGATATATTTTATATGTAAGAGCGTAAGCTATAAATTGTTTTATCAAGGAATGGTACAGAAAGAGATAATTAGGTCAGTCAAACAAGAATGTTTGGAGGTAAGATGAAAGAATTAATGGATGCAATATTTAAGAAGCCTTACAGTCACACCTCACACCTAAAGAGTTTAGAGGAATGGTTGCGAAACAGGAGATATGAGTTAGACGAGTTTGTTCGCCTAATGTTTATTAGGTGGGAGAACAGTTTTAATAGGGATTATCATACTTGTCCATTACAGCCCAATACGAGCATATTTAAGCTAGCGATGAAGACTATCTGGAGGAAGACCAACGGTGGAAGAGAAAAGACGTGTTCATATTGTGGCTCTTGGCATCCAGCCGAATTTCTAGAATTTGTTAAGTTAGTCTCAATCACTAAGGGTAGGATAGGAACTATCGAGATGGCTGATTCAGGTCAAAAGATATATATCCAGAGAAAAGAGGTGCATAACGCAGATGATGGAGCGATTAAGTTTAAGACAGCGCATTTAGATAACTTAGGGAAAGAACATATTAGGATATGCGAGGCATTGATAAACGATGCGTTAAGATACAAGCGTGTCTAGAATTGGGACAAAATTCACTTGCAAAGAGGACGTAATGATAGATATTAATGTTTTTGATGGTATATATGTTGCTTCAATGATTGACCCTGTAGTAGCAATTAACACGGGTACAGAGGATAATGCGAGTATAGTGGAAGTTATTTACATTAGTCCTTTACTTTCTTTGGAGAATGTAGATTGTTTTAGAGTGGAGGAATCAGTAAGTCTTAGCCCAATCATTAAGAGGACGGTCGTTGATTGGTTAAGTATAAAAGAGAAGGTAGAACTATTATTGATTAGTAAGCCTATAACAGTTGAAGCTTTGATGAGAACGGAGATTATAGCAGAGCAAGAATTTGATTTGACGAAAAGGGAGTTGATGTATCAGGTAGAGGCTATCGGAGACCCTGCAGAAGCTAGACAGAAAAAAGTTATAAAATACTTCTTTGCTTTAAAGGCTTCGGTTAAAGAAATAGCCGAAAATTTAAAGGTATCTCCAGCAGTTGTTTATAAGGATATAGTTAATTATAAAAGGGATGTTTTAAAGGAGATAAAGCGAGACCTTAGAACGAACAAGAAGATTTTAGGGCATATGGCTGGTATGATGTATCAGATAGAGCATCAGATTAGAACTATCTGGGATAAATATAATTCACTTGATGCTGATGCTTACGCTTTAAGGCAAATAATAAGAGAGTGTGAGACTCCTGAACAGAGGAGAGATAACAGGACGGCCATAATAAGCGCAGCAAAGACAGTATTATCTATTCACGATAGACAGCAAGGGTATTTAACTTTACTTGGAAAAAAGACAATGAATATGTTAGCTGTTTGGGATAAGTTTGGGTTGTGTGGGGATGATGCTATTAAGCTTATATTATCTGATGGGGTTGATATAGATGCAAAAATACATCAGGTTCGTGGTATAATTGTTAATTTGATTTCAATAGTTAAGGTAGAAGTAAAAGATACAGAAGAGAGAAAAAGAGTATTTACCAGATTAGCTAGGGAGGTAGACTTCAATGACGTTAAAGACGCAGAATTCACAAATGTCTGAGTTCGCTACTGCAGAGGATGAAGAGGTTTATGATAATTTCTTAGGCAACGAATGGAGCAGTATGTTTCTAGCCCAAGGAGCAGGGTACAATTCTGAGATTTGGAGATGGATACCAGCAAGTCCTTCTGCGTGGATGATTGGAGAAAGATATCTAAACTTAGGACCCGTACTTAGAAAATCTGTTTATGATGATATTTTAGAGTTCTTCGAATCCCCAGACGGTAATCCTTGGCATAGAAAATATGATATGGCCGCCTTGTGTGAGGGTATTGGTTCGGGTAAATCTTTTAAGACTGCTATCATAGGTACTTTTTTTATGCATTTGTTGTTATGTCTTCGTCATCCCCAGAAGTATTTTAACATAGCTAAATCTTCAAAGTTAGCCATTATGAATATGTCTATCTCCGAAAAGAACGCAAAGAAGGTTATCTTTTCAGAAATTTCTTCTAAGATTTATGATTGTGCTTGGTTCAAAGAACGTCCTTGGACTATGCCTGATGCACGGATGCCAGACCCTAATTGTTTATCAGAGCTAAGATTTAAGAATAATTTATTTATAATTCCCGGCTCTTCTAGTTGGAGAACGGCCGTTGGTTACAATATTATAGTGGGAATAATCGATGAAGCGGGAGCGTACAGAGCTACTGATAGGTCTGACCAAGCGGAGGATATCTTTAACGCTTTAGAAAGACGATTAGGTTCTAGGTTCGAGGATAAAGGTGCTATCATATTGGCTGGCTCCCCTTTATATGAAAGTGATTTTCTTGAAAGGAAATTACACGAAGCAGATAAGCCTGACTCTAGGGTCTACGCAAAGAGAAGGACTCTTTGGGATTCTAAATATCCAGATTGGGATGGAGACTTTTTCTATGTAGACAGAATTAATAGAGTTATTCTTGCTGATAAGCCAGATGATTTAAAAGATATTGATATTATTCCAAAAGTTCCATTTCTTTATAAGGCATTTGTCGCTAATGTTACAAAGGCTTATAGAGATTTTGGAGCAAGACCATCTCCGACTCTCAATCCATTCTTTGAAGCGCCCAAAGTTGTTATGGAAAGGGCTAATTTAGACAGAGTGAACGACCCAATGAATAAGAACGGAACAATCGAGGGATGGCTTACTTGCCAAGATAAGAGTGCTTTCCATACTATTCATATTGACCTTGCTCTTACTGGGGATGCTTGTGGTTTTGTTCTTGGACATAATGCTGGTACTACAGAAGAGGGTGGGATTAAAATATATTTAGATTTGATGATGAGGTTGCAAGGTTCGAAAGAGTCGCCAATAAGGATAGGAAAAGTGAGAGAATATATTTATGCTCTATCTGCTCTAGGATTTCCGATAGGGTTAGTTACTTATGATGGTTTCCAAAGTTCAGACTCTATGCAGATTTTAGCTGGTAAAGGGTATAGCACAGAATACTTATCCGTTGATAGAACGATGACACCGTATTCTAATCTTAAGGAAGCCATAAACGAAAATAGGCTAGATTATTATTATTTGCCTAGTGGTATTGATGGAGAGCCGAGTGCTTCCGAGATGTTTGTTAAAGAATGTATGCAACTGGAAGAAGTAAAAGGAAAGAAGATAGACCATCCGCCCTCTGGTTGCCTAATAGGTGGTACTAAAGTTATTTGTGGAGATGAATCTAAAAGGATAGATGAGTTGGTAGGTTTAGATAATTTTGATATCTTAACTTATGATAAAGAAAAGGGTAAAGTCATTCCGGGCAAAGGTAGAAATGCCAGAGTTACAAAGTATGTGGATGAATTAGTAGAAATTACCTTAGAAAATGGTGAGGTTTTAAGTTGTACTCCAGAGCATCCGATACTGTTGAGTAATGGTAAATATAAACAAGCCCAGGATTTAACAGAGGATGATGACCTTTATGAAATAAAAACTTGACATCTGTTTAGGAATATGGTATATTATAAATATGAAAAAGATAAAATTAAACGGAAAGTCAAATAAAATAGCTCTGGTGGATGATGAGGATTTTGAAAAACTTAATAAGGTAAAGTGGTATGTTAAGAGGCCGAGATATACAGATTATGCTATAACGGCAAGCCATATTAAGGGTAAGTCTCGAAAGGATAAAGATAGAAATAATAATATTCTAATGCACAGGCTTATATTGGGGCTTAAAAGAGGCGATGGTAAATATACAGACCATAAAGACGGCAATGGATTGAATAATCAAAAATTTAATTTGAGGGTAGTGACTAATCAGCAAAATTGTTGGAATAGAAAAAATTATAAGGGGTATTTAGGGGTTTCTAAATGTGGGGATGGGACGGAGAGGTGGCGTGCCAGAGTAGGATTTAAAGGATATGGGCAATATGAGACAGCCAAAATAGCAGCTCTGGTATATGATGAAGTGGTAAGAGCTGCGAGAGGAGAGTTTGCAAGTTTAAATTTTCCAAAAGAAAGATTATCTAAAGATTTTATGATAATCAATTTTAATAGTCAGCCTCGAAGAGCAAGTAAAAAATCTGGGATTGAGGGAATAGTATGGCATAGCCTAAAAAACAAGTGGAGAGTAATATTGAATAAAAAGAGTTATGGATATTTTAATAATTTACAGGAAGCCATTAAAAAGAGAAAAGAGTTATGCGGATAAAATCTATTAAAAAG